TATCGGTCGGGGTGTCGCCACCCCCGCCAGCAGCGCCAAGCATGCTGGTCTTGAAATCGTTGATGAGTTCGTTGCGCTGGCTGCGCGGCATTCCGCTGCGGGCCAAGGCGGCGTCAATCCGGCGTTTTGCCAGGATGGTTTCGCTGCGGTTGCTCGGGGCGCTGGAGATTTCGTCGGACTCCAGGAAGGCATCTGCCCATCCCTTGTCGACAGCCTCGCGTCCACCGATCCAGGTCTCGGCATCCATCTGCTTCACGATGTCGTCGAGGTCGATACCAGTGCGCTGGGCGTAGATATCCGCCAGCGTCATGTCGAACGGCTCCAGCCAGTCGGCGATCTCGCGGAGGTCGTTCCGATTGCCCATGGCGATTAGCCAGGCGTTGTGGATCATCAGGAAGGCGGCGCGGCCGATGCGGATTTCATCCCCCGCCATGGCGATGAAGGAGGCTGCGGAGGCGGCCAGGCCGATGATGTTCACCGTGACCTTGCCCTTGTGCTCGCGCAGCAGGTTGTAGATGGCCAGGCCTTCGAACACATCGCCGCCGGGGCTGTTGATGTTCACGGTCACATCGACATCGTTGCCGATGGAGCGAAGCACTCCGGCAATGCGCTTTGCCGTCACCCCCTCCCCAGTCCACCAGTCATAACCAATGGGCTCGTAGATCGTGATGGTGGTGTCGGGGCTATCGCCGGCGGCCGCACGAAGCTCAGGACGCCATGCATCCAGCGCTTTCGGGGCGAGGTCGCACTGGACGCCCGAGCGCGGGCGAGCCTCCGGCGCCGCCGGAAGATTTCGCAGAGTCATGGGTTACTCCTGTGGTTCTTCGAAGTCAGGCCCCGGAACCTTCGGTTCCGCGCCATGCTGATTGACGAGTTGCCTTGCTTCGTCGGCGGTGATCATCTTGCCGACGCCTAGATATGCCTTCTGTACTGCCTCTACGGCAGAGAGCTTCCGCTCGCCCCCCCGCCAAGTTGATCCAGGGGGACCAGGTTCGATTGGACGGTGAGCACATCGGCATTCCCGCCCTTGCGGGGAAGGTTCTCCTTCACTCGGCAATCATCGCGGGTGTAGATGCCGTTCTGAGTCATCTTGCTGTAGAGATCGGCCCGGCCTGCGCTGTCGGCTCGGAGGAATGCCTCAAGCGAGAACTCGGAGTAGTACCGCTGGCGCTCAGCCGCGGTCAGCAGGCGCTTGTTCACGCATTGCTGAATCTGGTTGGTGAAGGAACTGATACAGAAGGTCAGGAAAGCCAGCATCTGCTGCTCAAGCCCTGTCCCCCAGTTGCTACCCTTGTCGGTCTGCCCGATCATCCAGGGCGGAACCCCATACCAACGGCAGATCTCCTCGATGCTGAACGCCCTGGACTCCAGGAGCTGCGCATCAGTCGGGTTAATGCCAATGGTCTCAGGGGTAATCCCTTGCTCCAGGACTGGTGATTTCCCAGAGTTCAGGGCTCCGGAGATGGTCTTGACGTATTCGCGGAAATCGTCGCGTTGGGCGGGCTGCAGCACACGGTCAACCTTGAAGGCTACCGTAGGCAAGAGTCCATTCTTGAACGTCCCATTTGCCGCATCATCGGCCGACATCGCCGAACCGAAAACATCCGCGCCGTAGCAGATGGCCGATAGGCCAACACGTCCATCAAGCGTGAAGGCCGGAATGTGCAGCATGTTCTTCCGGTCAATCTGCCGGCGGTTGCCTTTCTTCGGCGTGTAGTAGTACTCCAGGCGCCCGTTATCGTCGCAATCCAGGTCGATTCGAGACGGGAGCAGGAAATCCAATGCCGCCACTCGATCACCCATTCGCCGGATCTCGGCATAGGCATTCCCCCAGAGCAGCATGGAGGAAACCATTGCCTGCCAGAACTGGAAGGCAGTCATGTCGTCATTGGGGCTGGTATGAACGATGTCGTAGAGCGGCAGGCTCCGGGCATCTTCTCGACTGCCATCCGCCTTGCGCTCATACACGCCCATTGGCAGGCCGGCAACCGAGGTGGAGATGATCCGCACGCAAGCCCAGACCGCAGACAGCCGCATTGCACTATCAACGGTTACGGGCTTCCCGCTGGACGAGGTTCGACCAAGCATCTGCGTCCAGAAATCGCCGTCGGTCAGCCGGATCGTTTTCCCTGCCCAACCAAGCAGGGAAGCCCGGGGGGCTTTCGCCGCACGATTCAGAACATGAGCCAAGCTCTTACTCACCGGTCAGCCCCTTGCGGATGAAGGCCGCACCAGCGAAAGAGGCGCAGGCGCCAGCCATGAGCGACCAGCCAAGCCCGAAAAGGACGAATGCGCCGGCGACAAAGAGCGCCAGCCCAATCGCGCCGAGCAGGAGATAGAGGCCAGTGGCGATGTTCATGCGATGATCGGGTTCCGTATGGCATTCATGAAGTCGTCACCGTCATCAATGCCGGCAACCAGGGCGCGCCCCATCGTCATGATCAAGGTCACCGGACCATCGATCTTGCAGTTGGGGTCGTTGTCGTTTTCCTTGCGCGGGTAGATATTTTCCTTGGCGTCGATCTTTGCCGCCACGTTGCCCATCATCCAGGTCATGACAGGATTCCCGTCATGCCAGAGCGTCCGCGCGATTACCCTCGCCTCCACCTCCTTCATCGGGTCACTCATGTTCTTCACCGTCTGGTTGAAGTCCACGACCGGAATTGAGGTGCTGGAAAGCCGGGTGATCAGGTAGTTGGCTTGCCAGTCATCGAAGGCGACATCCTGCAGTTCTACCTGCTTCGCCAGGTCCAGGATGTCCGCCTCGATGAAGGCGTAATCGGTCATGCTCCCGGGAGTCAGGATCAGATGCCCGTCGAGCGCGAAATTCTGGTACTTCTCGTTTTCTTCGGCCGCTGCTTCGGGGGCGTAGAACCGAGGAATGCAGTAGAACTGCCCCGCCTTCTCGAACAGCATCACCAGGGCGGCCACGTCCTTCTTGCTCGCCAGGTCGAGCGCCATCCAGCAACGGCATCCGGCCATGTCGGCAATCGTGAAGTCGCGCTTCTGCCGCTGCCAGGCCAGCATGTTCATCCAGACCGTCCGGGCTCCCACCCACTGGTTCAGGTGCTTGGTGCGGAACGCGTTCTGCTTCGACGCCGAGCGCTTGGCCTGCTGGAGCTGGGCCAGGAGAAAGTCAGGGAATACCGATATGCCGTAGTTCGGGTTGGCCTTGATCAGGCTGGCCGGATCGTCCCAGGCATCATCCTCGTCGATTGTGTAGATGATGCCGAAAATCGTCTCGTCGGCCTCTTGTCCTTCGAGAATCCGAATCACATCCCGGCGCTTCTCGTAGCACGGGCCGCCAAGATTCGATCCGGCGGTAGTGATGATCGACAGCAACGGCTGCTCGCGAGCCCCCATACCGGTTTGCATGGTATCCACCAGGGCGTCGGTATCGTGCTCGTGGTATTCGTCCACCAGCGCAGCGTGAGGGCTGGCACCATCCCCCGGATTGCCAATTACCGTTTCGAACTTCGACATGTCCTCCATGACGAACATGGGGCCAGGGTTCTTCTGGTTGCCGGACAGCTCTATCCCAAATCGGTTGCGCAGATTCTCCAGCTTGTGAGCCATCATCCAGGCCGGACGAAATACTTCGAAGGCCTGTTTCTCGGTGGTGGCGCCGGAATAGACCTCGGCTCCCGACTCTCCATCCGCGGCGAACAGGTAGATGCCCCTGGCGGCCAGGCGAGCTGACTTTCCGTTCTTCCTCGGGATCTCTTCGTAGGCCTCGCGAAACCTGCGCTTGCCTGTTTCCTTCTTCACCCAGCCGAAGATGTTGGCCTCGATGAATACCTGCCAGGGCTCGAAGACCAGCTTCGACTTCGCTGCACTCCACTTGCCCTTGGTATGGGGCATGAGCTGCATGAATTTTACGGCGCGGTCGGCCTTCGCCTCGTCGAAGACATAAAGCCAATCTTCATCGCCTTGTCGCGCTAGGTCATTCAGGAAGCGCTGGCAGGCCAGAATCACGTATCGGCATGCAACGACACGCCCCTCCACGACATCGCTCGCATACTGTCGCGCAATGCCGCTAGGTGTCATGTCAGAAATCCTCGAACTCGTCCCTCTCCTTCGGCTTTTCCAGGCCGAACTTCTGCCGGTCGGACGGGGTTAATCCCAGTCTGGCCAGGTTGCCAATGAGGTGGGTGTATTTTCCGACCGCGAACTCAGTCGGGTTAGCGCGGTATTCGGCCAGCAGGTTAGCGGTGACTTCCAAGATGATCCGGTCAGAGCCGGTCAGGACGCCCTTCAGTGATTGTGAGCAGAGCTCTTTCCACGCGAGCCGCGCAGGGCCTTGCAGATGGATTGGCGCTTCGCCGACATCCCCTTCGCCCTTGGCTGATTCCTGCCGGTAGCGCTGGGGATTCTTTTTATCCGCCCCCTTGAACTTCGCTACCTCGGCAGGCTGCTTGTGACGGGCCATCTGGGAACCTGAATTCTGTGGAAATGAAGAAAGCCTTGGGACGGGCGCGATATCCCCTTGATTGCTCAAGGTTTCAGACCGCCCTACCATGGTGCATTTTTATGCACCATTTTGGATCATTTTATCACGCACCAAAGTAGTGCGTAATAATGATAATACCTATCATTTATACGACAAGATCATCATCCCCGGCCGTATACCGCTTCCACCATTGCACGGCGAGATCTGCCCACTTCATTGGATCAGCCCTGTCCCTGGTTCTGCGCTCGCACTCCATCGCATCAACCTCGAGGACAACGCTGGTTGCATTGAGCATCTCTTTCCATCTGCGGCGCTCTCCCCATGTGGGCGCAGAGACGATTAGCCAGCAGCGTTCGTACCTGATTGGGTGTTTGGCCAATGCCCCGAGCTTGGCATTGCGCTCTCGCAGGGCAGGCTTCAGCCAAGAATCATCGACCTGATGCATCGGCTGCCCTGATAGCCTTGCCTTGATCACATCTAGGTCAAGCACAAGGTCATTCTGGCCTGCATGCTCTTTGACGTATCGGCTCTTGCCGCTTCCGCTGGGTCCGCACACGATGGTCACTGGAATCAGCGGCTTGAGCTTGAAGCTCGGGATGGTTGCCACCCGCTGAAGACCTTGCCTGGATTCCTCTGCCGTTTTCTTTCGATGGCACGGAATGCAGATCGCCTGGAGGTTGGAAGGATGATCCGTTCCTCCTTGGGCGAGGGAGCGAAT